GGGGTACTCCATATTGCCGCCCCACCAAAAGGATTTCTTCTAAAACTCCCAAAACAGCCAGCGAAATGACTGCCAAAGAAAAGAGTAGCAGAATAGCTCAGAAGAAGAGGCTTGGGCAACCAGCAGGTAAGCCAAGAAGGGTGAAATCATTAAAGAGACGGAAGAAATAAAGGACATTGTTAAAAACTGGATAATGAAGGATCTAAGTGTTGTAGATCCTGATTTTGGGTTTGCTCCATGCCCCTACGCTAAAAAAGCGTTTATAGATAATAAACTGTTGGTAATTGACTGTCTTGACAGGGAAGATTTGTGGCGAACAATAGCCAGACAATCTAGGGACTTTAATGATAAATATTCAGTGATAATTTGTGCAGAGGCAGAGCCATCTCAGAAGTATGAAGAGGTAGAAGCGGCCTGTGTTGCAATGAATGAGTGGTTTGCGTTAAATGGAATGGATGTATGGTTACTTGCGTTTCAAACAAATTTTACGATGGTTTTTATACAAAGATTGTCAGAGTTAGATGATGCTAGTCAAAAGCTTGAAAAAATGGGATACTATGAAAATTATGATCCACAGGATTATATAAATTTAATTTTGAACCGCCGAGACAGGAGATATGCAAATGGTAGGTGCAAAAAAGCAAGCTAAAAAAATGCGTGGTGGTGGAGCCACCATTCCCAAAAAAATGATGGGTGGAGGTGCTGCTAAAAAAGCCAAAAAAATGCGTGGCGGCGGTGCAACAATCCCTAAAAAAATGAAGGGTGGTGGCGCTGCAAAAGCAGTATCTCCTCGTAAACGCATGGCTATGGGCATGATGCGTGGTGGCGGCGTGAAGAAAATGATGCGCGGCGGTAAGGCTAAGAAATAATGGCTGTATCTGGTTCCACTGATTTTGAGCTTGATGTAAGTGATTACATTGAAGAAGCTTTTGAGCGTTGTGGTTTGCAAGTTCGTACTGGTTATGACTTAAAAACCGCAAAAAGATCACTTAATCTTATGTTTGCTGATTGGGCGAACAGAGGCTTAAATCAGTGGACTATTGTTCAAAGAACCCAAGCTTTGACTCAAGGCACATCTAGCTACACTTTGGGAGCTGATGTGATTGATGTATTGTCAATGGTTATTAGAAGAAGCGATAACGATTTGGCAATGAGCAAGATTAGTAGAGACACATACTTAAATATTCCTACTAAATCTACACAATCCAGACCCACTCAATTCTTCATTGATAGGCAAGTGACGCCTGTAATAAAAATATGGCCTACTCCAGAAAACAGCACAGATGTTCTTCATTACGATGCTTTAACGCGGATAGATGACGCAGACACCTTTGTTGACACCCTAGATGTCCCATTTCGCTTCTATCCCTGTTTAGCCGCTGGTTTGGCTTATTACATAGCAATAAAAAAAGCTCCAGATCGAGTCACTATGTTAAAAGCCATGTATGACGAAGAATTTTTTAGAGCGCAGTCAGAAGATCGTGATAGAGCTTCATTCAGTGTAAGTCCTAATCTTCAATTTTACAGAGTTAGATAATGGGCAAGTTTGCTGTTGGAAAAAATGCTTATGGTATATCTGACAGATCTGGCTTCAGATATAGGTTGCGCGATATGCGTAAAGAGTGGAATGGATCACTCGTTGGTAAAGATGAGTATGAACCTAAACATCCACAGCTAGAGGTAAGACGCAAAACTGTTGACGCACAAGCTTTGAGAGATCCAAGGCCAGATAGATCAGAACTTGTAGATGTTACAGTTAGTTTTCCTATTTTTAATTTAGAAACTTTGCTGTTTGAAGCGCAGGTGCCACAAGCTCAAGGTCAAGTAGGCACAGTTACTTTTGGTGGTAATGTATTCACACCAACAAGCGCAACAGTATCAGGGGTCACTGGAACTATAACCTTAGGCAATGTAACAGCCTCTGGAACTGGAGCAACCATAGCTGCAACTTATACAGTTACAGTTGTCAGCACGGGTTACGGTAATAAGTATTATATTGATGGAGTGCAGCAAGCTACAGTTACTTTAACTGAAGGCAACACTTACAGATTTGATCAGTCAGATAGCAGTAATTCAGGACATCCATTAAGATTTTCTACAACGTCTAATGGCACTCACGGTGGGGGATCTCAATACACCACAGGTGTAACAACTAATGGCACGCCTGGTTCATCTGGTGCTTACACTCAAATAACAGTAGCTAGTGGCGCTCCCACTCTATATTACTATTGCACGAATCATAGCGGCATGGGCGGACAGGCGAACACACCATGAGTTACACATATACCCAATTAAAAACTTCAATAAAAGATTATACAGATAATGTTGAAACAGTTTTTGTTTCTCATCTTCCTGATTTTATTAAAACTGCGGAAGAACGTATTTTGAAAGAAGTTGATTTAGATTTTTTTCGTAAAAACGTGTCAGGCACCATGACTTCAGGAAATAAATTTTTAGCGGTGCCAGATGATTATCTAGCATCTTTTAGTCTAAGTTTAACTAATTCTAGCTTAACAGAATTTTTATTATTAAAGGACGTTAACTTCCTTCAAGAGTTCACTCCTAACCCAGCGACCACTGGAGTTCCTAAGTATTATGCTTTGTATGATTATCAAAATTTTATTTTAGCTCCAACACCAAATGCTAATTTTGATGTTGAACTGCATTATTATTACAGACCAGCCAGTCTAACGTCTAGCAAAGTGACTTTAACTGTTAGCAATGTGACAGGTGTTTTTGTTAATGCAGAGACTATTACAGGTGGCACAAGTGGAGAAAGCACAACGATAAATTCTATAACTTCAGCAACAGAATTTGTGATTACTGTTCCTATTGGAGATTTTACCGTTGGTGAAACAGTTACAGGAGCAACTAGCGGCGCTACTGGAGTTGTGGTTTCAACGTCTGCCGATACTACGACAACTTGGATTAGTGAAAATGCTAAAAACACTCTATTGTATGCTTGTTTGATTGAGGCTTACGTCTTTATGAAAGGTGAAACAGACTTGTTACAGCTTTACATGGCTAGATACACAGAGTCCGCGCAAAGATTGCAGAATTATGCGCGAGGAGTTGAAAATTCAGATGCTTATCGTGAGGGATTGGTAAGGGCAAATAAAACATGAAAATAGCAATAGTAGGGTTGGGGGGCAGCTATTCAGATTATATTGCGGCTAGGGTCGCTTCACAAGAGTTTGATGAGATCTGGGGGATAAACTGTATAGGTGCTATCATACATGTTGACAGGACATTTATGATGGATCCCGTCACTAGATTTATACACACAGAAAACGCTGGTTCACAAACAGGTGTAGCGAGAGAATTTCTTACCAAGAATACAGCGCCAATTTACTCTTGCATACAACATGCAGACTACCCAGAAATTGAGTTGTATCCTTTAGAAGAGGTGGTGAAATACGCAGGAGTCTGTTATTTCAACAATACCGTGGCATATGCTATGGCTTACGCCATATGGAAAAAGGCTAAACAAATTTGCTTGTATGGAATAGATTTTACATACAAAAATGTAAATATGGCAGAGTCAGGTAGAGCGTGTGTAGAGTTCTGGTGTGCTATAGCCATATCCAAAGGTATTAAGATTGAAGTTGCACACAGATCAGGACTATTAGACACTAATGTCCCTGATAATGAAAAATTGTATGGATATCATAGGTTAGAGGATCCGTTGGTTCAGACAGTTAAAGATGGAAGTCTTTTAATAACTAAACAATCCAGTATTGATCCACCTGAACCTGTTGAGAGTGAACCTATTATATTTGGGAGACACGACCATGTTTGACCTTAATGTTGCATCAGTCGGATCAGTCAACGTAATATCTTCAGATAACGGTGGATTATCTAATGACCAGATAGCAGATATGTTGGCTACTAAACTTATTTACATATCAGATGAAGCACCAGATCCTATAAGGCTTCAGGCAGAAGCTTTTAGAGATCGAGTTAGGAATTTGGCTCAATATTATATAGAGTTGGCTATAAAAGAAGAACGTGCTAGTATATGCAACAAGGTTCGTGAAGCTGGTCAATTGGAACTAGCAAAAGCTATTGGGAGACTATAATGGCAATCGCACAAGCAATGTGTACTGCATTTAAGCAAGAGCTTATGTTAGGCACACACAATTTTGCAACAAATGGCAATGCTTTTAAGCTTGCTCTTTATGCAGAAGGCAGTGGTGGCAAATCAAGCACCACCGCTACTTTAGGCGCAACAACAACTGCATTTACCACTACAGGTGAGATTGCTTCTAGTGGCACATATGCAACAGGTGGCGGCACACTTACCAAAGTTGCTCCAACCACTTCTGGCACGACAGCTCTTACAGATTTTGCTGATCTTAGTTTTACTACAGCCACAATCACTGCGATGGGTGCTTTGATATATAACAGCACCAATAGTAATAAAGCTGTGGCCGTGTTAGATTTTGTCTCTAATAAAACGTCTACTTCAGGGACTTTTACCATTCAGTTCCCTACAGCAGATGCGAGTAATGCGATTATACGAATAGCCTAATGAGGTAGCTTATGTCTTTAACAGGATGGGGAAGAGGCGGCTGGGGTGAGGGCGCGTGGAACCAAGGTGTTCCCCTTTCTGTAACAGGCGTTGCTGGCACCACCGCTCTGGGTACAGTAACAGCGGCGGAAGTGCAAACAGTTGGTGCAACAGGCGTTGTTGGCACAGGATCTGTAGGATCCGTTACGATAGCAGCGGCAGCAACATTTGCTGTAACAGGCGTTGCAGGGACAACGGCTCTAGGCAATGAATCAATACAAGGGGGGATTGGTTTTTCAGTTACGGGAGTATCTGGTACAGGAACTTTAGGAACAGGAACCATAGCACCCATAGCTTCTATAGGAGTTTTCCCCACTGGTGTATCAGCAACAGGACGACTTGGAGATGAGAAACTTTACAGGCCAATTATACCTTCACAAACACCCAATTGGACAGAGATAGCGGCTTGAGGTTTTATTGACGAGCATAACAAAAAAATATAGTATCATCAGAATTGGACTGTAGTAGGACACTAAAATGGCAAGCACCTATGTAAATGATTTAAGACTTAATGAGCTAGGTACTGGCGATGGTTCTGGTACTTGGGGAACTACAACCAACACTAATCTTGAACTTATTGGTGAAGCACTTGGATTTGGCACAGAGGCCATAACCACCAACGCTGATACTCATACAAGCACTGTTGCAGATGGGTCAACTGATCCAGCTAGATCAATGTATATTAAATATACTGGTGCTTTAGACTCTAATTGTACAATTACTATTGCACCAAATAATATTAGTAGAGTTCACATTATTGAAAACGCCACGACAGACAGTGGCAGTTCAGGTCCATATAGTATTATCATTAAACAGGGTTCAGGATCCACTGTAACCATACCAAACGGTCAAGTATCTGTGGTCTATCTTGATGGTGCTGGTAGCGGTGCAGCAGTTTTAGACGCTCTTACTGACTTAACTATAGCAGGTACATTTAACGCAGGGACAAATATTGTTGCTGGGGGAGCTGTACAGGCGGGGTCAGACATTACTGCATCTGGTACTCTACAGGCTACTGGGGATACCGCCGCTGGTGATGATGCCGCTATTGGCTTTACCTCTGCTGAAGGCATTATTGTAACTGGTCAAGGCAGCACCAACGACATAACTCTTAAAAACGATGCAGATGCAGATGTTCTTGTAGTTCCAACAGGCACTACAAATGTGGACATTGTTGGAGTGGCTACAGCAGCTACTTTTGAGCCAGATGGAGACACGGCGGCGGGTGATAACGCTGCCATTGGTTTTACCTCTGCCGAAGGTCTTATACTCACAGGGCAAGGCTCCACTACAGATGTGACAATAAAAAATGATGCCGATTTTACTGTAGCCTCGATAGCCACAGGAACAAAAAAA